CCGGCTTTTGCCCACCGGGTAGGAAGTCGTTGCGTCAGGCATTGCCTATTAGCAAGAACCAGCCCCTACAGGGAATCCCTGTAGGAAAGACTTGATTCATCAACTGAGTAGGATACGTCCGATTGAGTCCCTTCAATGTGGGCCAAAATGGACTGTACCTGCTCGCTCTCGGGTAAGACCCGAACTCCCATCTCTATAAGGCTCATTGAGCCGGAGAGACAGGGCACGGGGATCGTGAATGAAGGAATGATTGCCATCGGCAACAGTCTCTCCATATCCGATCTCAAGACGAACATTTGGCGAATGCTAGCCCATGGCTGAGCAATTGCCACCCTCACCTCTTCAGGTGTGGTAATGATTCCTCTATCTTTGTAGATCAGTTGTTGCGCGCGCGCTACAGACCGCATACGACCTTCGTATGATTTCTGCGTCTCATTGAGAACAACTGGACCTGCAAATGCCTTCGTAACTACGGAGATCTTCTTCTCAGTGAGATCGAAGCGATCGTAGGCAACGAAGTTATCGGCGAGCTTTTTGTTGAGAGATGTCCTTGACATGTCATCGAAACGAATCAGCTCATCGTGAGACGTTACTGATTCAGCTTCCTCGCGCGTGTAGACACGCACGTCGAGCTTTTGCAGTTTCGTCAGTGCTTTATCTTCCTCGTCGATGATGATTCCTCGCAATTTGCGGGATTCACCAGAACCGTTCGCGATGCGAACGGCGACTTGGTCAGAATTCACAATACAGTACGTCATCCAGCTTGGTAATACCAATTCGATGCCGGGTAGGGTTATTAACCCTCTCCCACCGAAGGATTGAGGTACCCAACTTCTTGGATCTTTCAAGTACTCCGCTGGGAACCAGCGGCCAAGGCCCAGTTTCTGGAGCAGTACAAGATTGAGCTTGAAGTGCAAATCCCAATCGGTCCAGCTCATGTACTCAGTGAGTGACTTAGCTTTCCCGGGAAAAGGGTTTGTTTCCTCGAACACGGCGCTTCCGACTTTTCTTCGATCCGAAAAGAGTCGCAGCCACACATGATCGAGTTTGAACTTCGGATATTGAACCAGTCGACCTTGTCGAGCGAGGTTGGAGACAGGACGCAATGCGTAAGTTTCTCCAGGCTCTGGCTTAATTATGAAGTCCTGACAGTAGTGCGCCCCGTACGACGAGATGCAATACTTGTCCCACGAGATCTCGCCTGACCAGAATTCCAAGAATCTTGGGATCTGTTTGAGGTAGATCACGGCGCCAATTCCGATGTGGTCGTCTCCTGCGCATGCATACTGATGTATCTTGCGACGTGAGCGAGCATATTCGGATGGTGTAGGATTCAACGAGGTAGTACTTGCGCGGGCAGCCCGCTCAGCAGCTATGCTCATTAGCGAGAGTATCATCTTGGTGAGGGGTTCCCCCATCAAGACGGCTCTCCTCGTTACGAAGCCTTTATACGTTGTGCTGTCTGTTCCGCAGTCACCCATTGGGTCTACGGTCAACGGCACAGAATCGTTATATTTGCGGTAAACCTTTTTGTTGCGGATTCCGGCCTTACCGGAGTTGAAGCAAGACGGCTTCGCGACTAGTAGTCGCGGGCTGCAAACAAGGTCTATTGCACTGTGAAGGTAAGCCATGGCAGGATGCTCAGGGAGCCGTCCGTCAAGGAATGCCTTCATGCCAGCTTTCGCCATGTCGTGCTCCAGCCAGTCTGTGGCTGCTGTGAGGTCGGATGTGGAAATAGCTTCTATTTCCTTCCACGAACTCGCATGTCTTCCAAAGGAAGCTTCGAAGTTCCACGCATGGTCTGCTCCCTGAAGTCCGACGCGACAGCCTGGGATTCCCAGCATCACGTCTTTAATCAGGTGACTTGCGGGTGACAGGTAGAGATTGATCCAAATCAATGATTTGGTTGCAATTCTTGCCTTCACACCAGGTTCAGAAATGGGGACAGGGTCCACCGGCAACGGTTGACTTCCACAGGAAGTCCATTTCCGAAATTGTACCTCTGACCAGAGGAACAGGAGCATGCCGAATCGGCTATCTACTCCTGCTCTGAGGTCGAGCACTGTGTCACCACTCGAGTCTACCATTGGTAGCGGTTCGTTGAATGACTCAGCTTCTATGGGTTCAGCCAGGTAAGCGACCCGCCAAATTGGCTCGTCGACATATCTGGTGGCACAGACCTCGTTTCCAATGGAATCGAAGACACCTGTGCTTTCCTTGACCCTGCGCCCGATGTAATTCTCCAGATTCATACGGGCGATTTGAAAGGATTCATCCACCCTGCTCATCGAGAAGCTCGGCGGCAAGTGGACCAGGAGCGGAGTGTATTCCTTGAATACCTCCGGCAAGTCTGGGTTGTTGAATTCTTCAATGTCTTTGAGAGTGTAACCATCAGGAATGGCGAATGACATTGTCTGGCCAACCTGTTCGATTGCGTTCTCAAGTCTTGCTCTCCAAAGGATTCGACCCTGGAAATAGAGCTCCCATTGGGACTCGACATCGGGATCGGATCTGATACGAGATAGTTGACGAGATTTCTTCATGACGTTTTCGAGCAATGCTCGTTTGCGAAATAGATCCTCGTCTTCTTTCACTTGAATTTTGAAGTGGTCAGAGACCTTGGAATCCAAGAATTCTTTGAAGTCTCCCCATAATATGCAGAGCTTACCACCTTCTTTTCTTGTGTATTCAAGACATGCAGAGTTCGAGAGCGAGAGGTGTGTTTTCAACACATCCCTCGCATGCCGGGATTCCCGGTTTTCTACTCCAATTGTCTGGCAAGCGGTTTCTATGGAACTGCGCTTTTCACAGGTAGTTTCCCATTGGGAACCATCCGGGCGTGGACCACAGAGCCGTGTTTTCAGCTCAACAACCGATTCTAGGCATTGCCTACGGGAAGGTCCCGGCAAGAATCGCGATTGTGTGAGGTGAGCAACTAACCACATCCGTTC